AGTTTTTAGTTTATCTGTCAACTTCAATGACAAGTCGGTTGTACCATAAATCAGGGTCTTTTTGTGCAAGTCTTAAAGTCATAAGGTCTATTTCACTTTCTTTTTCTTTACCTAATCTATAGATTATTGAAATTGCTCTTTCAATGGAATTTAAGAAGGATTGCTTCTTGTTTGGATTTGATTTTGCGATTCTTATTGTCATATTGTTGTTTTAAATTTAAGCTAATATAATAAACATTTGTTAATAAAACAAATAATAAAAAAAATATTTATAAAAAAAAGAAGGGGTAAAAATACCCCTTCCAAATTTAAAACTAACCTATGAAAAAATTCATACACTACAAATGTACAAATATTTTTTTAAGCAGGACTAATAGGTGTCGCTGAAGCTACATCTGGCTCTGTACAGAAGAATGGTGGAAATACCTCACTAGCTGTTACTGTTAAAGTAAATCCTTGTAAATCTCCTGCTGCACTACCTGAAACGATAGTACCACCAGTTACTTCACCACCATTATCTCTACCTACCAACATTCTCTTAGTATTACCTGCACCATCTGGGTACATTTCTACTACATAATGTGCTCTACCCCTTGAGAGAAGTTTTATCTCTTCTTGTGTAGCTGCATCTAAGATTTGGAATGTGAGATTTAAAGTAGTTTCATAAAACGTAGTACCATTCTCTCTTGAAGAATTGATAACTGTTTCCATAGATGAGTTACCACCTTTTAGTTCAAATTTAAAAAACTCAGCAGAGTTATCAGTAGGTAAAGTAATTGTACCATTAGTATCTCCAAGAGCTTCTATAACTGCACTATAATCTAAAATGTAAACATTCTTTATTCCTGCATACGCTGGTTTACATCCAAGATTTCTTCCTTTTGTTATTGCACAACTCATATTTTTAAAATAAAAAAGGGTGAGTAGGCACTCGGCTTACCCACCCCTTTGGTTAATAATTTAATTAATTATGTAGTCGCTGTAAAGTGCTTAGCATCAGCAGAGATACCAACTTGTGTACCTGCTGTGAATCTAGCAATTACTCTTACATTTTGACTTCCATCTAAGTCTGCCATATCTAATAACTTAACTTCGTTGTGGTCTGATAATAAACCAGTACCAAAGAATAAGTTAGAATTTTGTGCAACGATTGCTCTGTTGCTTGACATCCCAGGACATCTCTGTATTTTAAGTCCTTCAAAAGTCAAGTTTCTTTGGAAGTTAAACCAAAGTGAACTTTGACTGTCCACACCATCAGTAGGTGCAGAGAAAGCTCCACTTGATACAGAAGAAGAGAAACCACCCAATGCTCTAACATATGATTGATATACATTGTTAGGAATGTAAATAGTTACATCATCTTTACCATATACAGCAGAAGGAATGTTATCTACTACTTTTCCTAAGAAAGTAACTACGTTGCTAGAAGAGATAGTTGAGCTACCTACACCAGATAGTGCAGAAGAACTTAGTCTTTGCTCAAAACCTTCAAACAAGTTGTTACCAGAAGCAGCAGAATCATCACCACTCCAAATGTTGTTCTCTACAGTTTCTGCAATCTTACCTGCAACATAACCTAAAATATAATCAGCTAGGTTGTCTGGTAGTTTGTCATAAGCAGAGTATCCCATTTGGATAGCTTCCCAATCTGAACGAAAATCAGCTTTACATAGTTGTAAGTTGACTTGTAACTCTTTTGGTTCTAAGATTGATTCTCCTAGAGTAAGAGTTGAAGTAGGGTCAAAATCACAAGTAGCATCTTTGACTACATCATCTGTGCTAAGTGTTTTTAATACTTCTTTAAATTTAACATTAGGTTTGATTGTAATCGCACCATCATTTAGTGTTTTACCTGAAGTAAGTGCAGCAGAAATATATTGCCCTGCAAATTCACCAGAGTAAGTTGTTGTTATTGAAGTTGTTGTACTCATTTCTTTATTTTATTATTTATTATATTTCTCCTACAGTTAATGCACCAGAAGCGTTTCCGTTTCCAAACAAGAAATAGTTTGTACCATCACTTGAAACTTCTACGAAATCACCGATGCTTTCTGCACCATCTTCAAATGTTACTTTGTCAACAGCATCTGCTTCTACAATCGCACCATTTACAATTACACCACCATTTAGAATATCTCTATTGTCTGATGGAGTTTGTACTACTGTGTCTGTTGAAAAAGCTGCTGATACTACAAATTTGAATTTCAAACCTGCTGAAGGTGCAGGAAGTGTAACTGTGTATCCTGTACCAGATATTAAAAATGTTTTACCACTATCAGCTCCTGTTAAAGTTACATCTGCTGTAAGTGTTTCGTATTCATCTAAGATACGAATTACATCATTAGAAAATGTTGTTGTTGTTGCCATTATTTATTAAATAGTTTATTGAACACAATATCTTGTGTAGTTAATGTTTTATTTTGAGAAAGAAGATTAATTTTCTTTTTAGAAACTTCTTCAGGATTATGTGCTATTGGTTCTACAGCAGCAGATAATTCTTCTTTTACTTCTTCAGACATTTTCTCTTCTTTTTTGTGGTCCATCAATTCCTTGATGTGTTCCTTTAGCTCTACAGCTAAATTGTCCATTTCTTTCTTGAGTTCATCTTTTGTAACATACTCAAGTTTTTCCTTTTTTTCTTCTTCGTGTTCAGCAGCTTGTACTGCTTCTACTTCTTCTTGTTCTTTTACCATAATTTCATCAATTATTCCTTCTTCTATTATTGTTAAAGTTTTACCATCTTCCATTAAATACTCTCCTACAGGTAGTGCTACTCTTTCATCTTCTGTTTTTATAAACACTTCGTTACCTTTCTCAAAAGACTCTGCTTCTAAGATTGTTCCGTTCTCTAATTTGACTTCTGCTAGTTTCACTTCTTCACCTAAAAGAGATTTAATTTTAGATAACATTTGACTCGCTTTCATATAACTATAACTTACTTATTAATTTATTTTACATTTTCATTAGGAAGTTTTTGTAATACTCCCTATTCCTTGTGCCCACAAACTACCATCACAACACTTTATGCTATATGTATGTTTGTCTTTGCATAAGCATCCCCTACGCCCACCCTTAGGACTAGACCTGCTTGGTGTTTTGTATCTATGTTTCATTTGTCGCTTTTTGGATGTCCTTTAGGTAATAGGTCATTATCACCTGTATATTTTTTGTTTTGTGGTCTGCCGTTTTTTACTAAATATAAATATGCATTTACTCTTGCAAATGCCCATTGGCTTGGACTACTAACTCTTGGAGAGTGTGATACATTGAATGCACCAAGTCCTCTTTGAAATACAGCTTTTAGTGTGCCTACGTTTACACCATATCCTAACTTGTCTTTATATCTTTCGTTAAAATCATCAGATTTCTTTTTTAAGGTAGCTTCATCTTGTTTTGATACTTTAGCACCCCTTGAAGTGGAAGCATCTCCCTTAGCTGTTCCTTTACCCTTTGGAGATGGGTTAGGTGTTCCTGATTTAGGTGCTTTGGGAGATTTCTTAATTCCACCCCTTTCTCCTACTTCTGCCATTTTAACACATTTACCATTTTTCTTTTTATAACCTTTTGGACATTTATGGTAGGATAAATCTTTACTATGGAACTCACAAGGCATATACCAAGTTTGTCCTTCAAATTCGTGTTCGTGGAAACCTTCACAACCTAAATCTTTTGCAATCTTTAGTGCCATTTCTTTGGTAGAGTATGCTAGTCTATCCATAATAATAGCATAATCTTCATTAACTTTTACATCTGCAAGTTCTAATTGTCCAAGTTCTTTTAGCTTTGCTTCTGCATATCTTTTACCTGCTTTACCACCCCAAAGTAAATAAGATATTGTACCACACGCTTCTGTGTCGCTTTCATCATAGTATTCTTCAGCTCTTGATAAAAAAGAATACATACGTTTAATTGTGTTTTCACTTATTGGTTTTCCTTGTGCAAGTTGTTGTGCTCGTATCTTACCTACTTCTGTAGCACATTTGTTGTTTACTTTTTTGTTAAGGTCTATACCTTTTTGTGCATTGTTCTTTACTGCATCAGGATAATCACTATAGCTTTCTAGCTCTATGACTTTACCATCTTTGGTTCTACCATCTTGTCTTACAATTCTTTTAATCATAGATAGTAGTTCTTCTGCTTCTTCTTCTTCAAAGTCGTTTATAGATTCTTGTGGTCTTTCCATCTTATCTACAAAGTAACCTTCTATACTGAATCCTTTTACTTTACCTGTCTTTACATAATCATCCCAAACTTCTTTGTTGTTTACTTTGACTACTCCCATCCAAGTACCTACAGGTACATCAAGATTATATTTACGTGATTTATCATTTAACTCATCTTCTACAATCCAACTTTCAACTAAAGAAAGTCCTTGTAGTTTGTGATGGTGTTCAAGTGTGCTGTTGTTCTGATTACCACTTATAAGATACATCTCAGATGCTTTTCTTACTGTTTCTTTTGAGAAGTATATG